GTTCATGGATTATCAGAATCAATAACAGTAACCGGGGCTGCATCGAGCGGATTTGTTGAAATATTTGGATATTAAACATTAACATGAAAAAATTATTTTTATTGACATTGTTTTTATTGGTATTTACTTCCTGTGGAAAGCAGACCGTTTCATTTGTAAGTGTTAATAAATATAATGCCATACTAATAACTTCAAACATTTATCTGTATAAAACTATTTCTGTTAATAAAACAAAAAGTATAGATAGCGTACTTGCAGACATTCAAAAAAATGGGTTTACGCCTGTTTCATACACTGATTGGAAAAATGTTGTAAGTAACAACATGAAAGCTATACAAGATATAACAGATAATGTTACCTGTTTAGACTTAAATGAAGATGATAATGGATACAATGTCGCCTATATTGTGAATAGCACAAATGATTACATTTATTGGGCTATAGACAGTTATAGTGATGTTTATTCAAGGGTTGAATATTACACATTGGTAACTAAACTTTAAACACACATAATCATGGCAGAACAAGCACCAAACACAACAACTTGCGGGGGATTAGCAATGCCGACCGCGAAGAACCCAAACGAACACTGGGAATGCGTAGACAGTGAATGGGTATGGTTTGATGATATTGGCGAATGAAAACAGGCATAGCACTTGCCTTATATTGTATAAGCTATAACCTGTATTTGTACTGTATGGCTACAATACCTATGCCCGAAAGTACGCAAAGGTTATGGAATTATTACACTATTGGCGGGTTGCTATTGTTTACGTTTATACGTGAACGGTATTTAATGAAACCTGTAGAAATACAGTTTATAAACGTTTGCAAGGCTGTTATCATTACAACCATACTCATAATAATACTGCATTACCATCAGGTAATAAATGGAGTTTATGCGGTTATGTTTTGGTTTGATTATTATATTTTTGTTGTAATGGTTGGCGCAATGGGTAGCCAAAGCAAGCGCATCTATCTATATTAATATTAATACAAGTAATACTACATATGCTGCTAAGGCATCTAATCAATGGTTAGCTAAACAGGATCTAACTCCTGCTTTAATTAATAATTTTGTAAATCAAACAAGAGGTAGTTATACAACATCTAATGGAGGAGTTACAGGATATGCTTATGTGAATCTATCAGCAACATATAATGTTACTTCTACTATAACTATAACATTTACCATACATACAAATTTAAGTAATAGCTATACTCATTCTGGAACTATAAATAGTGGGAGTATAAATAATAGTGGAACACTAAAAGTATACTATGATACTTATAATTCAGGAGAGTATTGTACGGGAATATCATTTGTAAGTGTATCTCCTACATCAGATTCTACCTATAATTATGTAAGCGGAGACTAAAAAAAATTAAAATAAATTTGTAAATATCAAAAATAATTCGTATATTACATCAATAAATTAGAAATAAAAAAAAATGAAAACAATTCAACCAATCTCTCTTTGGGTAAACGGAACCCAAAAACAAGCAACAGCATTTAATATGGTTAGTATCCACGATAATCTTATTGATACAGCTACTTTCTATTATACTTTAAATGAAACTATTGTCCCGCCATTACCCGTGTCTGGTTCTACAGACCCCATCACGCCAGTAGAAAATACTTACAATAAATTAGCAGACGGTAATTTATCTATTTCAGGGGCTGATTACAATTCTTGGAGTGTAAATCCTGATATCAATACAGCAGCTTATGTTTGGGGAGCAGCTCAATTAAATTTAACTTTAGTATAGTTGGATCTTTAAAATAAAAACACTATTATATAAAAAAAATAATTTATGAAAAAAGTCAAATTAACACTATTTGAAGTCCACGAACTGAGTGCAGAACTGAGCGGAATTGTAAATCAAACTACAGGAGAGAGATTGCAGAAGGGGCTATTAAATGAAAAATTAAAAATCTCTGTAAAATACAACCTAACTACTTTAGCTGATGCATTGACATCTGAACTTGAGAAAGTCAATAAATTCAAAGAAGAGTTAATTAAGTCTCTAGGTGATACAGATGATAATGGGGCAGTTACTCTCCCGATAAGGATCAACGAAAAAGTAAACACAGACACCAACGAAGTAGAGTCTTGGGATATTAATCCGAAATACCTAGAGTATAGTACCGAATTAAACGAACTACTTTCACAAGAAATCGAGATAGAGTTCAATGAAGTCGCAATTGATGATCTTAATATTGAAACAGAAGTAAATCCGAGAATCCTATTTAAAATTATAAATCAAAAATAAAAATATGAACTATTTAGTAACCCTTATTCCCTTTGTAGTACTGCTGCTAATCTTGCTTGCTGTACTGTATAACAGAAATTCGATTAAAGAAACAATAACTTCAACAGAAGCAGTTGTTGAGTCGGATATTGCAAAAGTAAAAGAAGTAGTAGGTGAAGTTGAGACTGTAGCAGCAAGTGACGTAAAAACCCTAGAGACAACTGTAGAGGACGGTGCTGCAAAGATTGAAGCTCCAAAAAAAAGCTAAACCAGCAGTAACTGCTGTTGCTTAATTTCTTTTTATTTTAATTGATTAAATCAAGGAGAGTTTTCACTCTCCTTTCCTATTTATTAAGGAATAGAGAATCTCGACCTCCGAAAAGGTTATCAAACTCTCAAGATATTTATAATAAATAAAAACTTAATCAATTAAAAAAAATGGCAGAATCAATAATCTCTCCAGGAGTATACACAAGAGAAAATGATATTTCTTTCATACAACCAGCTCCTATTCAAGCAGGCGCTGCAATTGTAGGACCGACAGTGAAAGGCCCGGTGGAAATTCCAACTGTAGTTACTTCTTACGGTGATTTCACCAACAAATTCGGAGAAGTCTTTGTATCAGGCTCTACTACAGTAGAGTATTTAACTTCTATAGCAGTAAGATCTTACTTCCAACAAGGAGGCACCACTTTGTTACTAACAAGAGTAGTATCAGGATCAAGCAACTGGGCACCGGCAGCTAGTACTAATATCGCAACCTTCAATACTGCTAGTATAAATCCATTTACTTTAGAAACTCTAGGAAAAGGAGCTATATTTAACAACTCGACTACAGCAAGTAATCCTGGTGCTCAAAACAGCGATAATTCATTAGTAAGCGGATCAGCAGATAATTTAAGATGGGAAATAGCTAATATAAACAACAACACAGGTACATTCTCAGTATTAATCCGCAGAGGTGATGATAATATAAAGAGCAAAACAATCTTAGAGACATTCAACAACGTCTCTTTAGATCCTAACTCTCCTAACTACATCGCAAGCGTAATAGGTAATCAGAAATTAGCTAAAACAGTAGATTCAAGCGGTACAGTATTCATACAGCCATCAGGAGAATATCCAAATAACTCTAACTACGTAAGAGTAAGCTCAGTAAATATACCAACCTACAAATACCTGGCTACAGACGGAGTAACAGTAAATAAAGATGCATCAGGCTTATCATATTCTGCTTCTCTACCAATGTCAGCTTCAGGTGCATTCTTCGGAGCAGTAGGAAACAACGTACAGCCGTTAGCTAACTACAATAGTGCAATTGTTAGCGGAGTATCGAACGTACAGGGCTTATCTGATTCAGACTATGCAGATGCAGTTACTTTACTAGGAAATAAAGACAACTATCAGTTCAATATTATAACAGTACCAGGACTTACTCAACAAAACAATTCTATTACCGTAGCGAATGTACTTTCCTTAGTAGAAACAAGAGGAGATGCTATAGCGGTAGTAGACTTAGTAGGATATGGAGATACAATTTCTGATGCAGTTACTACAGCAGCAGGCTTAAATAGCTCTTACGGAGCTTCTTACTGGCCTTGGGTTCAAGTAACTTCAGCAACAGGTAAAAACGTCTTCGTACCGGCTTCAGTTACTATACCGGGAGTATATGCTTTCACAGACTTAGCTACAGCACCTTGGTTTGCTCCAGCAGGCTTAACCAGAGGAGGAATTTCAGGAGTAATTCAAACAGAGAGAAAATTATCAAAATCAGACAGGGATGCATTGTATTTAGGAAAAGTAAATCCAATCGCTACATTCCCAGGAACAGGTATATCGATCTTTGGTCAAAAGACATTACAAACAAAAGCATCAGCTTTAGATAGGGTAAATGTAAGGAGATTGTTAATTGAGTTGAAGAAATTCATAGGAAACCAAGCTACTAACTTAGTCTTCGAACAGAATACTATTTCAACAAGAAATAAATTTTTAGCTGCAGTTAATCCATACTTAGAATCAGTAGTACAGAGACAAGGTCTTTACTCTTATCAAGTAATAATGGACGATACTAACAATACAGCAGACGTTATTGATAGAAATCAATTGGTAGGTCAAATTATCATACAACCAGCAAAAACAATTGAATTCGTAGTATTAGACTTTACAATCGAACCAACAGGAGCAACTTTCGCATAATTGTTAACGGTAGATATTTATAAATAAAATAACAAAAAAATGGCAGTATTAGATTCAAGCGAAATTATGTTTAGAGCCTTTGAACCAATGGTTCAGCATAGGTTCGTAATGTATATAGACAATATCCCGGCTTTTATGGTAAAGAACGTAAAGGCTCCTAACTTCACAGATAGTGTAATTAAATTAGATCATATCAACTCTTATAGAAAAATCAGAGGTAAAAGAGACTGGCAAGATATGGATATGGTTCTGTATTCACCAATCGCACCCTCTGGTGCACAAGCAGTAATGGAATGGGCTCGTTTAGGATACGAATCTGTAACAGGCAGGGCAGGATACTCGGATTTTTATAAGAAAGATCTGACTTTAGACATACTAGGACCAGTAGGTGATGTGGTAGGAGAATGGATTATCAAAGGAGCTTTTTTAACAAAAGGTGATTTTGGTCAATTTGATTGGACCTCATCAGACGGTATTGTAGACATCGCTATAACAGTAGCAATGGATTACTCAATACTTAACTACTAAT